ACACAAAATACAAAACAAACAATAGATAATAATTTCAACATTAGTGTTGATTTGAATGTTAAAGGATTAACATCGGGACCAATAGCTGATATGTTGAGTAGAGATGCAGAATTTCAAAGAAATCTTAAAGACAAAGTAATGGAAATATTCAGTCAAAGAAATTTGTTATCCAAGTCAAAATCCCGATTCGAATCATAAAAAATAGTATTCAATCTATTTATTAGAAAAACAATAGATGAATAGTCCACTATCATTTAATTCGACTGAAAACTTCAGAAAAAAACTACAAGTTCGTAACCTCGAGCCTTATAAGGTCGATGGTTCGTTTAGTTTCGATGTATTAAAAGTAGCATCCGAAGTTACCTTGGTAGATTATTCTGTTAACAATTTACCTGATGTTACAGTCGAACAAAAAATTCAAGAAGAAAGATTAATTAAACAAAATAAGTTTAACCCTAACGGTGGTTTTGGTGATACAATCATTATTAATATTAATAAAAATAATAAAAGTAATTTAGGTAGTTACGGTTTTCAAAACACAATTGGGTCAGAACTTGAAAATGTGGGTGATGTAACTGAGAAATTGTTGTACGTACAAAACATTTATGGCCCTACCGACTTTTCAAATTCATTTGGTAATACAATAGATATTAACAAAAACCTTAACTCAACATCTAATAAAGGAGTTTATGGTTATATAAATACACAAGGTAGTTTATTAGAAACTTTTGGTGTACAAAAGGAGAATGAACTTATAATTATCAATCAATACGGTCCTGATGGAAATGATAGTAGAAGTACTGTTACTCCTAATGTTAACAAACAAACAAAGGCGAATGAAGGTCATTATGATTTTATAGACACTATTGGTAGTGAATTAGAAAAAAGAGGAAGAACACTTAAGGAAGAACAAATAGTAATAAATCAATATGGACCTGAAGGACAACAAAGCCAACAGACAATTAATCCTAACATAAACAAACAAACCAACGCAAATGAGGGTAACTACGGACCTTCAGACGCGATTTCAAGCCCATTAGAGTTAGAGGGAGATAGATTAGAAAATTTATTAAGAGTTCTTAACAAATTTACACCCAGCAATATTCAAAACGGTTACGGAAACTCAGTGCTGTTCCCAACAGTTACGATTGGTTCTAATCAAGGTGATTATGATTATGTTTCTAATGGTCCTAATATTACATCTGACCAATCTAGAGTAAATGCGTATACGACAAACTTCTTTGGACCTGAAGGTGGTTTTAGAGGACAAGTTAATCCAAACATCAACCAACAGACTAAACCAAATTCTGGCCCATATAGCTACGGTTCATCGTCTCCAAATTTAACAACAGAGCAATCACAAATAATATCCTATTTGGCTAATGTATTTGGCCCTGAAGACCAACCAAATGGATTTGGGACAATGATAGACCCAAATCTTAATTTTCAAACTCAAGCAAATAAAGGTGAATATGATTTTACAGCATCTGCTCCGAACAAAACTACAGAACAGTCAATTCAATATAACTATATAAAGAACTTATATAATACTGGTGAAGGTACTTATGAACCATTAGTTATTGATGAGTATTTTCCTGACACATTAAATAGACCATATACTAATAGTGACACGACTTTTTCTTTTGTTGCATCATCTTATAGTCCATTTTCAATATTAACAAGTGATAATCCTAACGGTAGTGAAGGGTCATTAAGTAACGATTCTAATTTAGCTAAAATTGCTGCTAAAAAATTACAAGAGGAGTTTCGTTCAAGAGTTGCCGCAGAATTATACCAACAAACTTTAGGTAGGTCAATATTAACTAACTCATCCGTAACACCTAATTCTGGTGGTATAGGTGGTAATCCGTCAATAGACCCGTTTGAAATATTAGGAGTTGCAACAAACAACGTCCCACTTATACAAAAAAATTATACAATCACAGAACCATCAACAATTGTTGGCGATGTACTTAGTTTTACATCAAGATTATCAGGTTTGTACTCACCTTATTCAATTATACCGGGGGAATATTTTGATTATCCTGAAAGAAACTTCCTAAGTCAAGCACTGGCAAACCCTATTAGCGCTGTTGGTAGTTTGATTAGTAACTTTACAAATAAAATATTATCCGCAAATATTGATTCGGGGTCAGAAAGATTTTTAGCAAATACATCAAGAGCAACTAGATCGTTATTGTTTGACCAATTATTTTTCAATCAATATAGACCTGACTACAATTTTGAATCATTATTGAGTCCTAACCTTTCATCACCTAAACCTAATTTTTATGTTGGAAACACTAAAAATTTCGTAAGAGAGGTGGTAAGTCCATCAAATGAAATTCCACTAGGTAAGGGCGACCAACCTAGTATCGGACCTGTTTTTGATTATGGTATAATTGGAAAAGAATATGAAGGTAACGCAGTAAACAATAGATTTTTTGGAATTAATAGTAGAAACTTTTTTGATGGGGCTTCAGATACTAAAGGGGTAATTGGTGGTGGAACCCTTATTGGTAATTTCACATGGACAACATCTAATAACACTTACATTAAACCTGGACAACCTGTTGGTTATAATAACCAAGCGGTCAATTCAACAGATAGTGGTTTAGACCAAATACTTAAAAATACATTTGATAAATCAAAATCTTCAGATTTAACGTTAACTGACGGGTCTATTTTAGATATAACACAAAAATTAATAGATGCGGGTAGTAGGTCATCAAATAAAGCACAACATGTTGGAAATGCAATTAACCAAGTGTCCAAGGTTTTCAATGACGGTTATATTGAAATGACAAAAGGGTCAAGAGTATTTAGATACGTTACTCCAACTTCAGTACAACCTGACCCCGATAATCCTGTGACCGATGTAAAGGGGTTTGAGTATTGTAGGTTATTTACTAAGGATAGACCATATTACACTTACAAAAATTTACAAAAAAGTAAGTTAAGAAATAATAAAGGTAACATAAGGGGGGCTTCATATTCTGTACTTGACTCTACTTACAACCTTAATATCGCACCTATGACTGGTCCTGACTCTACAAACATACAAAACGGTAGGGTTAAGAAATATATGTTTTCTTTGGAAAATTTAGCTTGGAGAACATCCAATAAACCAGGATTTACTGTTGATGATTTACCTGGATGTGAAATTGGACCAAACGGGGGTAGAATTATGTGGTTTCCGCCATATGACTTGAGTTTCGACGAGAGTTCTCGAGCGGATTGGGAGGCAAATGTTTTTTTAGGTAGACCTGAACCAATTTACACATATAAAAGTACAGAAAGAACTGGTACTATAAAATGGAAAATAGTTGTTGACCACCCTTCAATCATGAACCTTTTAGTAAAAAGAGAATTAGAATCACAGAATACTTCTGTTGCGACAAAAGTTATTGATTCGTTTATTGCGGGGTGTACTGAGTATGACATATACGACCTATTAAGAAAATATGGTTCATTCAGTTTAAATGACATATATAATGTGGTATCAACTTTGTCTAACGAAACGCTACAAGAAGTTGCTAAAGAATTACCAAACGAAACACCACAATCAGAAACAATTATTGAGACTGATGTTAATTTGGAGGAAGGTTCACAATCATCGGAAAGTGAAACAACAATTGCCGAAGATTTAAAAACCGAATCATACCAAAATATACAATTACTATTTCAAGAAGCAAAACCAAGTTCGAATGATACTGACGGGTCATATGAAGAATATTTTGATGAATTAATTGATGCTAAATCAGATTATGATTCTGCCGGTACGGCACCAGGTGGTTTTGCAAACAAACTTTATTTTTATAATGGTAATTTAGTAACAAACGCACCTTCTAATTTCTCTTTTGCAGATTATATAGACACAAGGAAATCGTCATTGGATGATGTTTTCAGTTTCGCTCAACAGGAGTACGACACATTCAAAGAACTACTTTCTAAAATTTTAACTCTATGTGATGGTGGAAATAAAATAGTTTTAGAAGTTATTGGTTCTGCTAACTCAAACAACAGTGGGGCAAGTGGATATAATAACTCACTTTCAAAAAGAAGGACTGATTCAGTAATTAAAATGATTACAGATTTTACTGAAGGTGATTTGAATATGAAAGATATGGTTGATAAAAAGTTGTTAGAATTTTCAACATCAAGTGCCGGTTCAAATTTAGAAATTAATGAGGAGAACTACAGAGATATCGACTGTTCAAAACCTTTTGCTAACTCAACAATTTTAAAATACTCGGTTCAAGGCATGATGTGTAGAAGGGTAAAAGTTGGAGTAAAAGAACAAACACCTCCACCAACAACCACACCATCAGCACCGACAACAGATGTCACAGAACAACCTGAAGGAGAAATACCAAATCCATTGGCTGCGGATAACGATAATACGGATAATACACAACCGCAATCAGAAAGTTCACCTGTAGTTAGGCAAGTCAAAAAACAAACATTAACTAATAGTCTTAGAGAGGGTATTACAAAAAGGTTACTAAGAAAACTTTTAAGTGAATGTGACTACTTCGAAATGATAAGAGAAGAAGACCCAATGATTTATGATGGAATCAAGAGTAGAATAAAAAACTTTAATCCGGTATTCCATTCAATAACACCTGAAGGTTTAAATGCACGACTTACATTCCTACAACAGTGTATGAGACCGGGAGATACGATACCTACTGCGGTAGATAGTGGACAAGGTGGTACACAACTTCTTTATAACGACGTTAATAATAGTGCTTTCGGATCACCACCTATTTGTATTTTAAGGATAGGTGACTTTTTCCATACAAAAATAGTGTGTGAAAGTTTGGATATTTCATACGAGGATGCGGTATACGACCTTAACCCAGAGGGTATAGGTGTTCAACCTATGATAGCATCAATTACGATGCAAATTAAGTTTATTGGTGGTCATGGTCTAAAAGAACCCGTAGCCCAACTTCAAAATTCATTATCATTCAATTACTACGCGAACACTGAAGTTTATGATGAAAGAGCCACTGAAACGGAACAACTGAATCCAGAGTTTGAAAAACAAATAATTGAGGATATCAAAAACGAAGCAGGTGTGCCTCCATTAACAAGACCACCAGTTAATGATGGTGGAGTGACTCTTGGTACTATTACGACATCTTCTTTTGATGTTAATACGTCACAAGTTATTGGACAAATTAACTATAAAGAAAATATGAACAATATGATTACATCTACCGAAAATTATATTAACAATATAAACACAACATTGAATGATTTAAAAAATGATTTGTTGTGGGGTGGACTTATTTTATATACTTCACAAAGAAGTTATAGTGATGGATTGTTTGATTGGTTATTAGGTGGACCACCACAAGAAGTTAAAATATTCGGTAAACCCGTAAATTACCAGTCCAAAGTTGATTCTTTGTTTAACAATGCAAAAACAGACATTGAAAATGATTTATGTCCTTTGATTGCTCAACTTACAAACCAAGGGTTTGCTTCAAATAGTGATACAAGAAAAGTTAAGAGAAAATTAACAGAAATGGTAGATGCCAGAAAAACTGCTTATTTACAATCTTTAGAAAAGAACACATCGAAATTAATACAAGAAGAATTAAATTTTATAAAAAATTCAGACCAAATAAATTTTGTTTTAAGTGAAGTTGATGGGTACAAAAATAAAAGAGGTGGTGTTGTTATCTATGATATTTCAGGAACAACGGAGGTAGACCCAACTAGTGTTGGAGTATTGAATACTTATAATGAATTGAAAGATGATTTATTAAAAATTGGTTCAGATCTAAATGAACTAAATGAAAAGTATGAGAATTATCAAATAATACCTAATGGTCCTAATAAAATTTACAACGACAACTTTAATTTTGATGTGTACATTGAATCAACAGCACCTCAAGATGTAAGATTTTTCTTGATATTTGGTAAAGAAATTCTACAAGATAGAAATAAATTTATGGATGAGGTAACATCAACAATAACAGAATCACTAAGTTATTCCAATTATAAGAGTTTTATGTTTGCTAACATTGGTGTAAACGGAGCAATAATTGGTAACCAAACGACAGTTATTCCAAATGGAAGGTTTAGTAAATATGAAAAGTCAAAACAGACATTAGAAGATAATTTTAAAAATTTTAATGACCAATATTTTATATCTAAATTCCCAAATAACAAATATATAACATTCAATAAAAATAAAGCAAGAAATTTCACATTTGTTAAACAGGAGCCTATCAACCCTGCTAACGAACAAAATCTTCTTGATTTATGGTCAACTGTTGATTCAACAGGTAATTTATTTAACTTGAAAAAACAAATGGTTTAAAATGCAGTACTATAATAGATATCAGAATTTCTTTGTGAATGGACAACAAACGGTTGTACCTTATGTGACATTACCTATAAGACCGTCAGACCAAAAATACATTTATAGAACAAACAGAAGTAGGTTAGATAAGATTAGTTTTGAAAAATATGGATCGCCTTATTTTGGTTGGTTGATACTTATGGCTAACCCTGAATTTGGAGGACTGGAAACTAACATACCTGACGGAACTATTTTAGTTATACCTTATCCATTATTAGGTGCGCTTTTGGACTACAAAAATGCGGTAGATACACATATTTTTTATTATGGCAGATAATTTTTCAAAAAAACCACTTTATGTTGAAACAGACTATGACAACATTATTTCAATCGATCCAAATAAAATCGTTGAAAATAATGTAATAAAGGACAGATTAGTTGACCACGAAGAGTTAGTTATTTATGCTAACTTAGAAACTAAAGTTGTTCCTAGGACTAAATTGGCTGTTGGTGAAACTTTGGACGTTATTAGTAGTTCAGTCGCTAGTTTATTATCAAGCACAAACGATCCCGATTTAGTAATTAATTTTTTACAACCAAAAGGTAAAAAGGCTTTTGATACATCATACACTGACCAACTTACGGGTAAAGGTGCTAGGTTTGCCGAAAGTTCTAATCAAACAACTAGAAACATTAAAGGAACAAAAGATGTTTCTAACTACGAAGATACCCAACTTTTAGGTATTGAATCAATTAACGTTACGGTTAATAGTATCGGAGTACCAAAAGTAAGTATGAGGTTAATTGATGTTCAAGGGAGAACACTATTTGAACAAGGTGAGAAATCACTTTATTCTGTTTTTTTCAATATGCCCTACCCTTTGTTTTATCTTACGCTAAAAGGGTATTATGGGAAAGCTATTAGGTACGCTTTAAATTTAGTGAGTTTTAATGCTACTTTTGACGCGTCAGCAGGAAATTATTTAATAAATTTGGAGTTCATCGGTAAACTAACAGGTTTACTTTCTGATACGCTTTTAGACTACGCAATCGTAGCGCCTAAAATGTTTCCAACAAATATTCAAACAACTGAACAGACAAATAGTAGTGCGACGCCAAATCAAACTGTAAATACACAAATAACCCAAACGTCAATAGGCGCACAAAAACTTGAAGAGATTTACGGTATATATGAGTCAAAGGCATTAATACCTAAAGGGTTTCCTAGATTAACAATAGAAGAGTTTTTTTTAAGGGCAGAAAATTATGATTTAGCGGTCCAAGAATCAATTGAAAAGGGAGACTTTACTGTACTTAATGATGTCCAAACATTTAATAATATCTTAAATGAATTAGTCGAAACTGTTTATAATAAAGTCCTTACAAACTATTTGGATACTGATAGTTTTATTATCAAAAACAATCAAATATATTATCCATATAAAAGAAACATAGATTTTGATTTCAGAAATCAATTAGTAAAAGATATTGAAGCGGAGATAAATGGTGCTGTTAAAGTTTTGAATAATAATACATCATTTGGGACTGGTGAAAATAAAGGTACCTATAAGATAGGTAACACCACATTCGAAGGACAATCAATTCCTGTAAATCTATCCGTCAATGATATAGTTAAAAAATTTTGGTACACAGACTTAACAGAAGACGATTATAGAAGTAGTCTATCTCAAAAATTGAAGAGAAATGATTTCACCGACCAAGAGTTAAATACTTATAAAACACAAGTTGCAAAAGAATTTGAACTCTTTGGTAAAGTAAGAGATGTGAACACAGGTCAACTTGTTGATGATCCAGCATTAAGTCCTACATTTTTTACATATGGTGAAAAGAAAATAGGGGATATAAACTACATTCCGAATAGTTTTTTTGCTAAAATAGATAAATTAAAATCAACATTAGAGGCGAAAAAAACATCAATAGAACAAAACTTCTCAGATTTATTAGCTGACAAACTTATAACGGAAACCGATGGTTTGGGATTCACACCTACAATTAGAAACGTATTCGCAATAATTATGGCTGGTGTTGATACCTATTATAGGTTGATGGACCAAACACACTTTGACGCATGGCAAAAAAGAAATGACCCCAAAAGAATTCAATCAATTTTACCTGCTAGTAATAATTTTGGTATAGATTCTAAAAATCAAGTAAACTATGTGGGTCAAGAAAATACAAATAACGTTATTTACCCATGGCCAACGTATTTTGTGAAAGAAAGAACAAGTGACGGTGTTGATAAATACGTTATACAATACCTAGGTTCCCCAAATTATGCTACCACAACAAACGCTTTTGATAGGACTGTTTGGCCTGAAGTATTTTTTACTGAGAAATATTTGGAGGCTGGAACATTAAAAGCTCCCGTTGGTAAAAAAAATAGTTATGTCAACCAAAAATTAATTGGAGAGTATGCATCGTCAAATAGTTTAGAATTTCCATTCAGTACAATACCATATGAAGACCCAAGTGAGATATCATTTTTCTACGAGTGGTGGGAAAGAACTTTTTTAACTTCACACTACACCCAACTCTTTAGAGGTAATTACCAAAGACCACAGGTTGATAAGTTTATTGCAGACTTAGAATACAGCAACATCCAAAAAAATATAAAAGATAAACCGTTGTTATTAGAAAAATTAAAAAATAATCCATTTGATTTAACAATATTAGAGGATTACCTTAAAACGATTTCAAATAATGGCGCATCTACTAAATATTGGAATTATGAGAGGGATAATTTTACCACAGACTATATAAATAATTTATTATCAAAAGACTATGGATTATTTAGTATGGACACTATTGATGGGAGTAGTTTAACGTTAGACACTACAGTACCATTAGTTGATAATTTTAAAAATTATTTGACTGATACAACAACTAATGAACTTAACTTGTTTGACTCAGACAATCTTTATGATGACAACAATCCTAATTTACCTTATAATACAGATGACACATTTATTTTTTTCCAAGACAAAAAAACTGTCGCAAGATTGAAAGAAAATTCGCAAGGTAATGATTTAACTTTAAACTACTCGTATGAGGAATTTATAAATAAAAATTTTAATTTAAGTGTATTTACAATACCAGATACACCAACACCAATAAAAAGTGCAATAGACTTAACAAATTATTTTGGTAAAAAGTATGGTACCTTTCAATATACAAACTATACAGAATTAGATGTTATTTTAACAAACTATTCTGGTTTAGTAACTTCTGACCAAGTAACTTCACTTATTAATACTCCATATTTTATAAATTCAATTTTAAAAGGGGTTGAAAATGAAAAAAATGGGATTTCTAATCCATATGTTTCTTTAGGGTATCTTTTTCTTTCTTCGATTGCAAATGATAATAGAACAATCAGCTCACTTGATAATAATAATATAAGTGTCGATTTATTAACAACATTTTCTAAATTTTCAGCCATTCATCAAATGCCATATTATTACATTTTAAAATATGGTGCTATTTGGCATAGATATAAAACTTGGATAGAATCAAATAAAACTATAGATATACTAGATGATGTTTGGCAAGATTTCGACTATCTAAATAATTATGACCCAACACTTGGGTCTTTATCTACTCAATATACTATTAAGAATTACACTGGAGGTACAACTACATTCAGTGCGTTTGAAACTTTATTTACACCACCTACTAATACACAGAGTATTGAAAAATACAATTTAGGATTTTATCCTAAATTAATTAATAATTTTTATTGGTACTTCACTAAAAAAGATTTGTTTACAAATTATTCATTATCTGAATTTGAGGAAGCGTATAATCAAAACAAACTTAGAATTGGTACTAATAGTAAATCGTCCTTTTTTATGCCATATAGTGGTGACTCTAATAACTTAGATAGGTCAATAGCAATTAATTCTTACTTCCAGTATTTTATTTTTGATAAAAACCCTATGGTCGATAAAGATAATAAAGTTTTTATTACCGTACCATCAAACGGAGGTTCACCATTTAATCAAACAACATTAGAGTGTTTCACTACGACAAAAAAATTAAAAACGGAGATTGCAAATAATGATGCGATGTATAACGGATCTATTAGAGGAATTTGGGGACTTTCAAATTTTGGGTATTTTGATAATACAAAAATATCAAAACCAACACCGCAAGAGTATATTGGGTATGGTCTAAATTCGTATTACGACATTAGTCGTTTGATTGGAACATTTAATCCACAAATACTTGACGAGTTTGAAAAGGCATTTTTAGGATTTTGCGACCCGAATGCTGATGCTTCCGACATATTAGTTCTTAGTGGTGAAAGAACAACTCCTGATTATATAGATTCAAACAAGATAAAAAATATAAAACAAAGAAGACTTAAAGACCAAATAGTAAACCTGTTTAAAGTAAAAGAAACTGATTTAACAAATCCTATAACTAATCAAGAAAGTATTGATTCAGAGAATTTAGCACAAGTTCAACAGATTAATATGTCAAAAAAGTTAGAAGAATTTATCAATTTTGAATGTATATTAAAAATAGGAAACCCGAGTAACTACAATAGAAAATTATTTAATAGTTTTTCGACTGACCCTACTTTACAACCTACCCAATCACTTGCGTTCGATGAATACGTTTTGGGAACTTTACCTGGTGATGGATTTAATAATAGTTTACTAAATAGTCAATCCAACAATAGTGAAGCTTGGATTGAATTACAAAAGTATGTTGGTTATTCAAACAATCAGTTTGTTACTTATAGTGACACAGGTTCCACAATAACAGACTTTTTTATAGATAATAATATTGCATTTACTACGTCAAACATACAAACACTTTATCCTTTAATAAAAATATATGCAAAAGAAAAGTATACAACATTATATAATGGTGATGCATGGGATAAAGACACCTTTTTTGAGAATTACAATCAGTATTTAAATGAACTGAATTCTTTACAAAGTAACATGGTAAGGGAAATATCGTCTAAACTTAATAGAAACTTACCAAACACCAAAACAGAGATTGAAGGTGTTAGTTCTAATGTGAGTGGTAATGTTACAAAATTAAGTACTTACAACACCTTTCAAGCTTTCAACGACAAATGGATTTCAGGAGGAGATTTCAAATCTAAAACTATTTTTGAAGACTTTGTTTTTGTTAATGCCGGTAATGGAGACATCGGGTCAGATTTGACGGTTAATGTTGTTCAAATTGCAAAACTTCTTAAGGAACGTAAAACCATGACAATCCTTGACACGATAGATACAATAATGAGTGTGATTGATAATATGTTGTTTTATGCTATGCCGGCTTATATAAATTTTTATGGCAATCAATCTCCAGTTCCTAACGCACAACCTAAACCAATAGACCTCCCTAATTCGTTATTTGGTACATATACTGAAGTAAATTATATTGACTCAAGTCCTAAGTTTGTATTAATGTATGTGGGGAAAACATCAGAACACCCAAAATCAAATAACAACACTGTATTATATAATGATGATAGTTATGATTTCAGAAATCCGTCAACATGTCCCGTTAGGATACCTGTAACACCACCATATAATTTTTCACTATCAAATAAAGTAGTTGCATTTACAGTTGATTTTGGAATACAAAATCAAAATATGTTTACAAGTTTGGAGTTAGGTATGGATGAAAAAAAACCTACAGGAGCAACATTTTTGGTGAGAGACCAAATAGCTAATGGTGTAAACGGTGACCAGATTTCTCAACAAACATCATCTATATATTCTTTATATCTAAGTTCTTCTTATAGTTGTACAGTTACTTCGTTGGGTAATGTGATGATACAACCAATGATGTATTTTAATTTAAGACATGTACCTCTTTTTTATGGGTCTTATCAAATTTATAGCATTGAGCATAGAATAACAAGACAGGGATTCGAAACAACATTCAAAGGAACAAGAATGCCAATATATGAGTTACCGAAACCTGAAAGTATGGCAACGTACATTAAACAAAACTATTTAGAAAAATATAAAAGTATTGCATTACAAAAACCAAACCCTATTTCTGCGGTTTCAGGAGCAACAACTTCTTTAGATCAACCTGAAGCTGTTGGTACAACTTTGAAACCTGAAGATGAGTGTCAATTACTTGTTAGTTCTAAATATGAATCATTACCTTTTGTTGCGATTTCAAGAAGTAGTTTAACATTTGTTCAGTTGGCTAATTTAATAAAAACATTACCTTCATTAGATAAAAATATAGGTATTACTTTATTCGTTATTGCAATTACAAGATCTTCTAATGGGTTCGAAGAAAACTTAGTACAGCCAATTAATAATAACCTATTTGAGTTGACGGGAATAAATACATATAGCGACGACCCAAAATTAAATTCATTGGTTTGTACAAGTATAGATAATGTAACTAACCCACTATTTTCATTTGACCAACCAATTGATTCTATACAAATTGCTTACAAATTGTATCAAAATTTAGGTCCTATAATAACTGAATTAAAATTACTAAATATTGGTAATGATTTGGAAACAACTAAAGAATCTATCGCTCAGTTCATAATCGCAACTTGGGATACTGGATACGGATTTACAGGAAAAAGTGCTAGTCAAATAAAAGACTTCGTACTTCAAAATGTACAAAACGAAACAATCCTACCAAACGTTTACAACGCATATAAAGAATTAGTTGGGTTAGCTACTACGTACTTCCCATAATTTTATAAACAAACGATATATTTATATATAAAATAATATGAACATGAAAGCACTTTTAGACGACTATCTAAAAAAAGATACAAGAATCACTCAAAAGAATAACGGAAACGGGTATCAGGAAGTTTGTGATTTAGATACCGGTGATTGTTACACAATAAGAATGAAAGACGGACTTATTGAAAGAGTTGACAATACTATGAAAACTAACAGAACATTAAAAGTCGAAACACCAACAGGTGTTAAGACATTACTTAACGGTTAAAATTAACGTAATGAATATTGATAAAAAAATTATAGAAGAACTTAAAAGGTTCAATCAAATTAATTCTTATATTTTAAAAGAACAAGTTGATGCACCGGCACCTGAAGGTGAATTACCACCGGCACCTGAAGGAGAAGTGCCACCAGCACCCGAAGGAGAAGTGCCACCAGCACCTCCGGCTGGTGATGCGACATCTACAGAGGCACCACCCGCTGAAGAAGTGGCAGAACCAATAGATGTTGAATCTGACCCTGATGTTGAAGAGGTTGATGCTGAAAAAGAAAGTGTTGAAGGTGAATCTGAAGAAATAGATATTACTGATTTAGTTACTAACCAACAAGAAATTAAAACAAAACAGGATGAGTTCATGGATGGTATGTTCACTAGATTAGATGATTTAGAAAACAAATTGAACACTATGGACCAGATTATGGATAAAATAAACAGTTTAGAAAATAAGTTTGATAAATATAGAGAAAAAACACCTGAAGAAAAACTTATGTTAAGGTCTTTAGATTCTTATCCATACAATCAAAAATTGACAGATTTTTTCCAAGATAAAGAAGTTGAAATGGAAAAAACAGGAAAAAATGAATATATATTAACCTCCGATGATGTTGAAAACTTCTCTCCAAACGAAATAAAGAAGACTTTTAACATCTATGATGACGAAAAACAAAACTAATAAATAAGGGACCTTTGAGTCCCTTTTTTATTTGACAAACTTGAATATTCACCTATATTTGTTGTAGATAAAAGAGTAATAATTAAAAATTTATTTATGGCAAATTCAGTATTAGATTCAGTACTTGCGCAGTACGAAAAGAACTCAACAACTACGGGTTCACAAAAATCAAACATTTCACAAGAAGACAGATTGAAGAAGTATTTTTCAGCAATCCTTCAGAAGAATGAAAAATCCGCATCACGACGTATTCGTATCTTACCTACAAAAGATGGTTCATCTCCATTTGTTGAAGTATGGTATCATGAAATCCAAGTGAACGGACAATGGGTTAAGTTGTATGACCCTGAAAAAAATGACAACGAACGTTCACCTTTGACTGAGGTTTATAATGAACTTATTTCAACAGGTAAGAAAGAAGATAAAGAATTGGCATCACAATACCGTTCACGTTTATTTTACATTGTAAAAGTTATTGACCGTGACAACGAACAAGATGGTGTTAAATTCTGGCGATTCAAACACAACTACAAACAAGAAGGTGTGTTAGATAAAATTCTCCCTATTTGGAAAGCTAAAGGCGATGTAACTGATGCTGAAAAAGGTCGAGATTTAATCATTGAACTTACAAAAGCAAAAACACCACAAGGAAAAGAGTATACCGTTATTCAAACAATCATGTATGATGACCCTCAACCTTTACACGAGGATAAAGAAATCATGGAAGGATGGCTCCAAGATGAACTTACATGGAATGATGTGTATTCAAAAAAACCCGTAGAATATTTAGAAGCAGTTGCAGTTGGTGAGACACCAATGTGGTCATCTGAACTTAAAAAATATGTTTACGGTGAAGCTGCTGAAATTTCACTTGGAGGGGCAAAACAAGAAACACCAACTCCTGTTGACCCACAAGCAGACGAAGAACCAGCAGAAGATTTGCCATTCTAAATTTAATTAAGCATGGATACTTTTAAACATATTGTGTCCATGCTTTTTTTTATAAACAAATTAAAAAGACAAAATGAAACCAGTGATTGCAGAAAAATTAAAAGAAGCATTAGTTAAAAAATATGAAGCAGAAATTGCTGACGCTGAAGCAAGACTTTATGTTTATTTCACAAATCCTGTTGGGATTGGTGAACATCCACAACACACAGAAGAGATGGATAATTTAGTTGGACAACTTACAGATGCTAAAGATAAGTTGGAAACTATAACAAATTTTAAAATTTACGAACTATAATGGCTATTAAAAAGAACGACTTTAGTTCACTTAAAAAGAAATTTTCCACATCGGCAAAGTATAAACCACAAAGATTCTTTGACCTTGGTGCACCGTTTTTGGATGCGGTTGGTTTACCTGGCCCCGCGATGGGACACATCAATATGTTCTTAGGACATTCAGATACAGGTAAGACTACTGCACTAGTTAAAACTGCGGTTGATGCTCAGAAGAAAGGTATTTTACCTGTATTCATCATCACTGAACAAAAATGGTCGTTTGACCACGCAAAATTAATGGGGTTTGAATGTGAAGAAGTTGTTGATACAGAAACAGGAGAATTAGAGTGGGACGGTTTTTATATATTCAATAATAACTTTGATTATATTGAACAAATCACAGATTACATCAATGATTTATTAGATGCTCAAGAAAAGGGTGATTTAGATTATTCATTGTGTATTATGTGGGACTCAGTTGGTTCTGTTCCTTGTAAAATGACTTACGAAGGTAAAGGAGGTAAACAACACAACGCAAGTGTTTTAGCCGACAAGATTGGTATGGGTATTAACCAACGTATTTCAGGTTCACGTAAAGCAGACTCTAAATATGAAAACACCCTAATCATTGTTAATCAACCTTGGGTTGAATTACCTGACAATCCATTTGGACAACCTAAAATTAAAGCAAAAGGTGGTGAGGCTATTTGGTTGAACTCTTCATTAGTATTCTTATTTGGAAATCAAAAAGGTGCTGGTACTACAAAAATTACCGCAACTAAAGATAAGAGAACTGTGAAGTTTGCATCAAGAACTAAGGTGTCTGTTATGAAAAATCACATTAACGGACTTGGTTTTGAAGATGGAAAGATTATCGTAACACCACACGGTTTCTTACCAGGAAAAGAAGCTTCCGAAGAAAAGGCATCAATCGAACAATACAAAAAAGAATATGC